CATCACTTTTTTGTTGGGGTTGCGCCCCAGAAACCACGCTGGGTACATAATTGACACCAAATTAGACTTACCGTGGCGTGGCGGGATGTTGACACAGATTCTGTCCTTGTTTCCCTCCTCAATCGCCATGAGCATATCGGCCAACAGCCTGTGGTGCTTACCCACAATAAAATCCGACTGCATTCTCTTACAGAACTCTATCAGGTCGTCGTATGCCGCCTGATTCTGCTTACGCGCCGCCAGCTCATCCACCAGCGTATTAATCTCTGCGACCTCTTCAGGCGTATATATGTCCAGATTGTCCAACATCTGCTGGACTTCCTCCTCCGAAAAGTCCAACGCCAGCTCAGTCATCGTATTCCTCGTCATCATCCAGCGACCCCAGCTCCTCATCGAGGTCTATCTGCCCTAACTCCTCATGTTCAATGACTACCGCCTCATCGATTTCGGCAGGATTAACGAGTTTCTCCAGTTTAGAGCGCAATTTCTCCCTCAGATCCTCCGTGGATTGATGGGTTATGGTCACTTCAGACTTCTCTGCGAACAACCCAACGTCTGAAATCTTGCCTAACAGCTCCAATGCCCGCATACGGATACGTGGATCAGCGTTTTCTGACTCTAATAGCAGCTTGTTTGTGACTAAATGCCGTATCTGGGTGGCACTTTCAGCTACCGAATGCCCAAACTCCTGCAAAATACTGTTTGTCAGTACCAATGAAGCAGGTGTCAGGGTCGAAATGTTCTTGTGAGACGCTTTCTTGGAGGTTTTTTCGGGATTATCTGCGTATGCCACGGCTAATTTAGCTGCTACGTCCTTGTCTTCCTTGGTGGGGGTGATATCCAGACCATGCTCCGCCAATTCCAGAGCGGTATTGCTTGCCGCTTCTACCTGATTTTTCAGATCAGGGTTCGATTCCCCTTCGTTTAGGGGTACTCCCAGTTCAGGATCTATCGTCAGAGTCATTCATGGTGTCGCAGGTTGTTAGCCGTTAACGCGAATATATACAAAAAATAATTTTTTACAACTACTTACGGGACTCCAAAGGGGGGTGTTTCCATATATGAGGGGGGTGGGGGTCGAACTCAGAGAAATACCGATTTATTTGTGGAAATTATTAATACTAGTGCATGAGTAAGGAATAGCTGACGAGCGGGGCATAGGGGGCCGGTGGGGTCAAGAAACGGTAGATTTTGGTAAATAGTGTGGTTTTTTAGTAAATCAGGGAATTGCCTATTGTGAAATGAGGTTTACATGGTTCAATACTCCCATCTCAAGGCAATCCCGTCTTGAGTTAATCAACTAAAGGAGGGTTACATGGAAGTAACCAAAAACGAATCTAGTGTAAACCACACTAGTAATCTGGATCTAAATGGTCTTGGCAACCTAATCAAGGTTGCATCTCGAAAGGGGAAGGCACACGGTCAATCTAGCAACGATCTATTTGAGTTTGCGAAAGACAATGGATTTCACTCGACTCATTTACTGACCTCTGGCAACCCCGCTGTAAAAGAGTATTACGCGGAGTCTGACAGCTGGGACGCTAGGGCGCATGATGTCCAACTCCGAAAGATTCAGGCGATGGCTATTGAGGGCGCGACTTCGGCAGCAATAGCAAAGCACTATATCGCTTGCGATGGCTCGGCTACCAAGATCAAGAATGTCTTAACCACTGCTCAATATGAATGCTTTCAGGCGGCATGGGTAAATTCATCTTCTCCGGCCAAAAACGAATGTACTAATCTCCGACTAAGATTAGAGACACACGAGCGGGATCAAGAGAAATTGAGGATTCAAAAACTACTTGAGACTATGACGGTAGATGATCTAAGTGAAGAGGATCGGTTGTTTATCGATCCACCGAGGGCGACCGATGTAGTTAAAACATTGTCAACAATGCGTAAGATGATTACGAAGATCAAAGAAAGTGAAGAGCCTACCGGATTCACTGAGGGATTGACGGTCGGATTCCTAGTAAAAGAGTTCAATACTTTCATAGGGAAGATTTACGAAGATCGACCGAATCTGAAAGAAGATGTCAGAAAAGAAATAGGAGGAAAAAAGAAGTAGCATGATCGAGGCCACCTTCGGGTGGCCTTTTTTTTGGCCTCAAAAAATTGATGCCAGTAGTATAATCTGCGCTGCGCGTGACGACCCAGCAGAGCTGCAAGCTGCGCTGTGCAAAAACATTTTAAGAGAAAGAAACCACTTTCTAGTTTCTACAACACTAACTCTTTGATGCCAGTAGTATAATCCGCGTTGCGGGTAATGTTCGCTCTGAAACCCGCATAAAACCTGCAATGTTCGTTTTTACCCCCCTAATGTTCTGCAATGTTCGTTTTTTACAACTACGAAAACGAACATTAGTTTTGTTGTATCTAGTTGTATCTAGTGTTATCTACACTACTCTACTACTATTCTATTCTTCTTTTTTTCTTTATTTTTATAATGTTCTTTTTTTTTAGAAAAACTATAGACAGATTTATTTTCAAGCTCCTTTCTCTTCCCTCCCTCTCGCAGAAAAATATATCTGAGTATGTCCTTAAATTTCCCGTTTTTTACGAACAATAGAACATTGTTTTATTATCAATAACTTAGCCGCCCATAGGAAGGTACATTACAGTACATTACGGAACATTACAGTACATTACCCTAGATATCACGAAATACCACTAGATCCAACCACTTGACATTTGTTGTTAAATATGTTACAATATAGGGTCGGTCGCGTGTTTTCAAAATTTGATTTCGGCGACATACCACTAACTATTTGAGGAGACCACATGGACTATTTACTATTCGTCAAAGACAAACAACTAGTGTTGTCTACACCAGCACAGAAAATACGGTACGTTGTTTTGTATCTGGTGACGTTGTTCTTTGCACCTTATACATTCAAACACCTACACCACAGAGTCGGGTTGTACATCGTTACCCCCGATCAACTATTGCGATTGTTCGCAAGGGAGTCAAACCTTGTCCAGAACATCAGACGCATTGTCATGCACAGAGACGAGCTGGGCAGACGGTAACCATGAAGCGATACAAGATGTTACCCAAACCCAAGCGCAAGATACCCCCGCACAGAGATCTGGTGATGCGTACCACGCCGAATCATGATCGTATGCGGGAGCATGAGCAGAAGCATCCATCGCGTTTGCCGATGGTTCACAGCACAGGTCGAGTCGAGAACTCTGGTGTAAGTCACACTAGAACTATCGCACCGGCCTACAACAAGGGCGCGTATCAGGTTATACCCGATACCGACATTCAATACATTGGACGATAAGGAGAAGGTTATGAGGATATTAATGTTTGCATTTGGAATGATGATTTCACTTGGTCTAGGAACCATCGGGGTGTACCTCGTTGAATCCGCAACGGCCAGTTACTTTGACATAGGCATACTCGCTTTTGCGGGAGCAGCTCTGGGTATACCTGTCGGGTACTGGATGTTTTACGAGGGCATCGAATAATGACTAAGAAACATTTTGAAGCAGTAGCGCGGGGTCTGTACAAAGCCAAAGCTAGTATGGACACCATCAAAAGTGTGACTCGGGAGATCGAGTCATTTAACCCAGACTTTAACAAAGCTAGGTTTATCGTGGCGTGTACGCACCCCGAGATACATGAGGCACTTGTTGAAGAAAAACTAAGGAGATACGCATGAACTGGAAAGACTTGGAAACATGGGAAGAAGCGGCGAAAGCGGTCGCTGACCTCATAAAGAAGAACGAGTTTCTTGAATGGTACGTTGAGTGTACGAATAAAGAAAACTTGGAGCAGGTTAGAGAACTCATGGAAAAGAACAAGGAAGTAGAGCAGCAGCTCGAAACCTATCGACAGGAACTGACCGAGCGTAGCGCACAACTGGTACGAGCAATACGTTTGCTACAGGAGGAAGGTATCAATTTTGAAATGGAGGAAGCGAGAGCCAAAGCCCACGCGAGTGGAGACTTGGCAGAACTTCTGAGTGATGAATCAAACCAAAAGGAGAACGATAGTGAGTGATGACAACTACAATGCGGGGCCAGAACATAACGTGAATACGAGTGTAGGCCACACCAACAACAACTACCCAAGTGGTTACAGTGCTTTAGCAGCAAACACTACTGGAACTACTAACAACCAAGGAGGACAACCTATACGACAGGGTACGTTGGATGACTCTCCTAAAACATCTATGGAGACGTTACCCATGATGGCGGATACGGGGGTGTCCTTGCCTACGATCCAATCTACCTTTATGGAAGTGACACTGAGCATGGGGTTCTGGCAACCGAAGAAGCC